ACTAACACCACAGCTAAAAGAAAAAGTTAAAAAAGGAATGGCAATGTTTAGTGCAACGCCACTTGTTGTTGGTCAGGAGAACGAGTAATGGTTAAACAAATCAAAGAAGGTTTAGAATTTCTTTCTGAAAAACTAGGTAAAGCTGAAGATGTACAAAAAGAAATAAGAAAATATTCTGCACCTGATGACGAAATATCAAAAGGTGTTGGCGGAGAACTTCTTATAAAGGGTGCAAGTAATGATGCAGTAAAAGCTCTCAATGAATCATTGAAACTAAATGGATACAAAGGTAAAGGTTTAGATTTAAGTAAAATAATTTTAAGAAAATTTGGAACTGAAAAAGTTGATTTAGATAATTTACTCAACTCAATAAAAAAAGAAAATAAAGAATTATTTGAATTTCTTCGTAGACCAAAACAAACTATAGAAACAATGGTAGCTACTGCTCAAGCAAATGGATTTGATAACATAGCTTATAAACTTCTACAAAGAAAACCAGGTGATATACCTAGAGTTGAAGATACACTTGGAGGATTGATTGCAACTTTAAAAATTGGTCAAGACTTAGAAGAAAAAGCAAAAGTGATAAAAAACACTACAGATGTTGCACAGAAAAAAAAATTATTTAAAGATTTTAAACTTCTTGTATCGTTTCAAACCAACTTATTAGGACAAGTATCAGGAGCAGTTTCAGAATATGGTCGAGGGTTAGGAGCTATGTCTGCTGTGCAGAAACTTGAAAATATAAATCTTTCAGATTACACAAACAGAATAGATGAGTTTATAAAAAATATTGATGATAATACGATTGACTTTCATGTTGAAACATTTCTTGCCTTACCAAGTCCTGGAAGAGCAGAATACGCTAGAACAAGTTTTGCTTTAAAATCTTATGATACTCTTATGGAATTGTTTATAAATGGTATCTTGTCTAGTCCCGTAACACATATAGTTAATACTGCGGGTAATGTAGTTTTTCAAATTCAAAATGTTGTAGAATCAGGATTAGCGGGTGCGATTGGCACAGTAAGAACTTTAGGCGGAAGAAGAGGTAAAGTAGGTGATCAAGTTTTTGGCGGTGAGTTTTCAGCAGAATCGCATGGCATGATGATGTCTTTAAAAGATGCGTTTAGAGCATTTGGATCATCTATGGTTACGGGCGAAGCTGGAGATTTTGCAAGTAAAATAGATCTTAAAAACAGAAGGGCGATTGGGAGAACAGATAACATTGCACATATTACAAAAAGTATTTCAGAAAACGACCCAATGGCTGTTGTAGATACACTAGGAATACTTGCTCGATTGCCAGGACGATTTTTAGGATCTGAAGATGAGTTTTTTAAAGTTATATCTGAAAGAGCTGTATTATACCGAGAAGCATATAGAGAAAGTAAGATGGCATATCAAAGTGCTAGAAGAGGTGGATTAAGTAAAGCAGAAGCAAAGCAAAAAGCAGAACAAACATACACACAAACTATATTAGATCCTAATAACTCAATAAAAGATTTAATGGCTCAAGAAGCTAAGATTAGAACTTTTCAAGGCAACCCAGAAGGGTATTGGCAAAGTGCGGTGCAAATTGTAAATAATATTCCATTTGGAAAAGTTATTGTGCCTTTTACAAAAACACCAACAAATATAATGAAAGAAGCATTTGACAGAACACTTAATTGGTCGCCTGTTTATAGGGCATTAAAATTACCAGGAGCAGCAAAACAAAGTGGAAAAGAGTTTGATCGAGCTATGTCAAAACTTTTATTAGGAAACGCCACATTTGGAATGATGGTGGCTATTGCTTCAGGACAATTCGGAGATAATATTAAAATTGTTGGTAGTGGTCCAACTGATCCAAAAGCACAAAAATATTTATCAGGTATGGGTATTGATCGATATTCAATTAATTTCAAACAAAAAGACGGAAGTTATGTAGGATACACTTTTTCAAGAATTGATCCAATGTCCGCTGTTTTATCAATGGCTGCTGATTATGCTTATTACGCTCAAAATTCAGATAGTGCAAACCTTGTAGACTTAGAAAATGTATTTAAGGCGGGTACTCTAGCTGCTGCTCAATACGCTACTAATATGCCTTTCTTACAAGGTGTATCAGAATTGACAAAAGCTATTGGTAATCCTTACGGAGTGCCTGAAGGTTTTGGGGAACGCTTTGGAAAATTTGTAGGAAAAAAAGCTGGAGATGTTGCATTTACAGCAACGGGCATGGTTGATATGTATACACCAGGTATTGATATAGTTGGTGCAACTGCCTTTACAGGATTAATGGATAGAATTAATAACCCTGATGCTTCAAACACAGCATTATCAGAAGAACAATTAATAAAGGCAGATTTTGGATTAGATTTAGGTCCTGTTAGCGTGTCTATACCTTCAGTATTACAAGGGTTTTATCAATCATATAACACAGCAAAAAGTCGTAATCCTAACTTTTCTGATAATTTACCTAAAGGTTTAAATATGTGGGGGGAAGTAAAGCAACAAAGCGATGGACTTAACTATAATTTTGTTTCTCCTATTAGAATATCAAATCCTGTTTTCTCTGACCTAAATGAAGAATTAGTTAACTTGTCTGAAAAAAGGGTTGGAACATTTACCTCGCATAAAACAAAATTAAGTGGAATACAACTATCTGCTCAGCAAATAAATGATCACATAAATTTTATTAACAATTCAAATAACATAAATAAAAATCTACATCTGCAAGAAGGCGATAGAGGATTTAGTTTTAACGATACATTGCTACCAAGATTAAATGCTGAAATTAAAAAATCAGATTATCAATTAGACGATTTAGAGGATCGTTACAAAAGACTTAACGATATACTTGCAGAATCAAGAGAAAGCGGAAAAGAATTATTATTACAAAAGTATCCAGGATTGCGATTACGAATTGAAGCAATGAAAAACTAATGTTTGAAATTAATCAATATATATTGTATAAAAGGTAGAGGTAAGGTTTATGGCGACATTTGATATTAATGACACTAACAGGCGCATACAGTATACGACTAACGGATCGCAAACATCTTTTGCGTTTTCGTTTCAGATCAATGCTGATACCGAACTAAAAGTTATACTTGGCGAAACGACTCAATCTTTATCAACTCATTATACTGTGAGCATCGCCACCAATGGAACGGGTACTGTTAACTATGCATCAGCTCCCACATCAGGACAAAAACTTACCATCCTCGCCAACAAACCTTTATCACGAGAATCGGCATACTCGACAGGAGCGTCATTTACCGCTGCATCGTTAGAAACAGATTTCGATAATACTGTGATGATTTTACAGCAATTTGAAGAAAAGATAGATCGTACCTTACAGCTACCTGAATTCGTAACAGGATCAACCGCACCAAGTTTAACTGTACCTTACAACGATACTTCTTCAGATAATGCTAACAAAGTTATTGGCTACAATACCGATGGAACAGATCTGACTTTATTAAGTAAAGGCGTATCAACTGTCAATGTTACAACCAACACTTTATCGGCTGGAGCTAGTGCTACGGGATCAGCAAGTGTGAGTGGTGATACACTAAGTTTAACTTTGGGTATTCCAACAGGAGCTTCGGGTGCTGCTGGTACAGGAACGATGGACAGTTTTACAGCGGCTGGAGATTCTGGTAGTGGTCAAAGTATAGCCAATGGCAACACACTAACCATAGCTGGAGGTGAAGGAATAGATACTACTGCATCAGCTACAGATACAATAACGATTGCTGGTGAAGATGCGACAACAAGTAACAAAGGCATTGCAAGTTTTGCAAGTGCTGACTTTTCTGTTTCTAGTGGAGCGGTAAGTTTAGAAGCTGCGGTTGTTAAAACAGATGAACAAAACACATTTACAAAGGCTCAGTTACCATCAACATATACAGCAGCTTTATCGGCAACATCTGGTGTTTTAGATTATGATACATATCAAAATTTTATTATTACATTAGCTAGTGGATCAAATACTTTAGCAGCTCCTACTACCGAAGGATCTCAAGTAGGACAGACAGGAGTAATTATATTTATTCAACCAAGTTCGTCTAGTGCTGGAACAGTAAGTTTACATGGAGATTATGAAACGCCTGGTGCGGCTGGTTTAACTTTAAGTTCAACTAATAGTGCATACGATGTTGTCGCTTATATGATAAAGGCGGACAATTCAATATTGCTATCTACCCCACAACTTGCATTTGGATAGATTATGTTTACTAGTGAATTATGGAATGGTAAAAAAGCAAGTCGTCACGCTGTAAACCAATCAATTAGATTCAATGACCCAGATGACCCAGCATTGTCAAAAACTTTTTCTGGTGCTGGAACAGAAGAAACTTGGACATTTAGTTGTTGGATAAAATTAGGTGTTGAAACTTCAAATAGTAGAAGAATGATATTCTCTGCTGGAAGTGCTGGTAGTAATTATGGTGGTGCAGAAATTGGTAGTGCTGGGGATAATTCTTTAGAGTTTTACAATTATTATGGTGGTTCATATGATTGGCGATTAGTTACAACACAGCAATTTCGTGACGCATCTGCTTGGTACCATTTGGTTTTTGTTTCAGACACAACAAATGCTATTGAAAGCGATAGGGCAAGAATTTATGTAAATGGGGTACGAGTAACAAATTTTTCTGGAACACCATCTTACCCAGCACGTAATTATGCAAATAATTTCTGGATGGGTACTACAGAACACGATATAGGAACTTCAGTATTTACTACACAGAATTTTGATGGATATATGGCAGAGATAGTAAATCTTGATGGAACTGCTACAGATGCTTCTAGCTTTGGTGAATTTTCAACTGATGGAATATGGATTCCTAAAGACGTAAGTGGTCTGACATTTGGCACTAATGGTTTTCATGTTGATGGTAGAGATGCTTCTGACCTCGGAGACGACGAGTCAGGAAATGGAAATGATTTCACTACAAATGGACTTGCAGCACATGATCAAGTTAGTGACTCACCTACAAATAATTTTTGTGTAATGAACCCAAATGATGCAGATGGTTTAGCATCAGCAGATGAACTTACTGGTGGTAATCTACAAGTTAAAAATGTTAATAGAATAAGGTCATCACTTCCATTTCCTACATCAGGAAAGTGGTATTGGGAAATTTGCACTGTATCCAAAGGTGGTCAACCTAATTGGAATTATGGAATGGTATATTTTAAAAACCAAGCAGAACCCTTATTAACAAATAACGATTTTATAAGATTAAATTGGTATCATGGTTCAAATTTTAGTAGTAGTTCTAATTGGACAGATGGCGATTTTTGGACAAATTCAAATAATCCATCTGCTGGTAGTGTATATGGTTTTGCTTGGGATGCTGGAACAAGAAAAGTGTATTTAGCTAAAGATGGTACATTTTTTGGTTCTGCTGACCCAGCAAATGGTACAGGCACTGCGTGGGGTTCTGGGGGTAATGCTGGAGTGGAATATGGGATAGCTATGTATTCAACGCAAAGTCATATACATACTATTAACTTTGGACAAGACGATACATTTAACAATGCTAAAACAAGTGGAAGTGCTACAGCGGCTGATGTTAATGGTAATGGTAAATTTTACTATGCACCACCAACTGGTTTTCTAGCACTTTGCACAAAAAATCTAGGTTCGTAGGAGAATAATATGCCAGCACCAACAATCAAACAACCGAGTAAACATTTTACACCAACCCTGTACGAAGGAAATGGTACTGCGATAGGATCTGGTGGTAAGACAATTACAGGTTTAGAGTTTCAACCAGATTTAGTATGGATAAAAAATAGAGATGCAGCAGATAGTCATTCGTTATATGACTCTAGTAGAGGTGCAACAAAACAAATAGAATCTGACAATACCGCAGCAGAAACAACCGAGTCAGAAGGATTAACTTCTTTTACTAGTGATGGATTTACATTAGGAAATTTGGATCAAGTTAATACTAACAATGAAAGTTTTGTTGGGTGGAATTGGAAAGCGAGTGGCGGTTCAGCTCCTTCACAAACATATACAGTCAAAGTAGTTTCTGATAGTGGAAACAAATATCGCTTTGATGACTTTGGTACAAGTGCTGTAACCTTAGATTTGCAAGAAGGTGGCACTTACACTTTTGATCTTTCAGACAGCTCAGTTGATGGACACCCCATGAAGTTTAGTGATACAAATGGAGGTTCGCACAATGGTGGTTATACTTACTCTACTGGTGTGGTTTATAAATTGGATGGAGTAACCAAAACAGAAAGCGAGTATGTAAATACTACTAATTTTAACGCTGCAACAACAAGACAAATTATAATTACTGTCGCAGCTTCTGCTCCTACATTATATTATTTTTGTCATTACCACGCCAATATGGGCGGTGCAATAAATACTAATTCAACTTTTGGTTCGTCAAATTTTTCTGGTAGCATACAATCTACTGTGCAGACAAATTCTGATGCGGGGTTTAGCATAATAACCTTTACTGGAACTAATGCTGAAGACACAGTGGGTCATGGGTTGGCACAAAGTCCCGCATGGGTTATATCAAGAAATCTTGATGATACACCGCATTGGGCAGTTTATCACAAAGATTTAAGTAGTTATGCAAAAACATTACAATTAAGTAATAATAATGCAGAACAATCGTCAAGTACAATGTGGGATAGTAAAGCAACAACAGCGGATGTCATAAATGTTAAAAATAATTTTGGAACTAATGGTAGTTCAGATAGAATGGTTATGTATGCTTGGCATCCAGTTGATGGTTTTAGTCGTTTTGGTTCATATCAAGGAAATGCTTCTTCTACTGGAGACGGCACGTTTGTATATACCGCGTTTAAGCCTGCTTGGGTAATGGTAAAAAAACGAAGTGGCTCTGGTAATTGGGTAATTATGGACTCAACTCGTTCACCAACAAATCCAGTTGCAACTTTTTTTAACGCTGATGGAGATACTGAAGTTGACACAGCGTCCAGACAGACCGATTTTTTATCAAATGGTTTCAAATTGCGTGGTAATAATTCAGCTACAAATGCAAGTGCAACTTATGTTTATATGGCTTTTGCTGAACTGCCCTTTTTCGATGGTGAGAGTCCAGTTACTGCTAGGTAAAATTATGAATATATGTTATAAAAGGTAGAAGGTAGGTATTATGTGGGCGATAGTTAAAGATAGTAAATTAGTGCAAATAACCTCTGGCAATAAATCTATTACTGTTGGAGAGGTTGTTCACCCAAAAGATGTGTTTAGACATTGGACAAAAACACAGTTAAAAGATATTGGTGTGTATGAGTTTATACATGGATCATCACCAGATACTCGTTTTGAAACACCAACAACATCATCTTACAAAGTTGATGATTCCGCTGGTACAGTTACAGAAACCATAAATAAAAAAGACAAGGCGATAGCTGATACTTTATATACTTCACAAAACAAAACTGATGGTGTCATACCAGAGGGCAAAGATGTAGGAGATGTCGCAAGTAAAGGATTGAAAACAATCTTCACAGAACAAATACAAAAACAAGCTGCATCTTTATTATCAACAACAGATTGGATGGTAGTTAGGAAAGCTGAAGATTCTAGCAAGTCTATACCTAACGCAGTATCAACATTTAGAGCATCTGTTAGAACTGAAGCTGATAAAATTATACAAGCTCTCAGCGATTGCGATACTCTTGATAAATTAAAAGCATTGTTTGTTACAGAATATAATGAAGATGGATCTGTAAAAACATTAGCTACAATGGAATCGTTACCGACAGATGAAGATATTGAAAGTTACAAAAGATAAACTTAACTAAAAAGAAAGGAGAAACCATGCCAGGATATTACGGAAAGAAAAAGAAACCAATGAACGGAAAAAAAAAGAAGAAGTGATATGAGCAAACTTACTAAACGACAAGAGGATACTCTTAAAAAACATAAAAAACATCATTCGCTAAAACATATGAGGATGATGCGAACCTTGATGATGAAGGGAGATACTTTTTCTACC